GGGGGGTACGCGCGCGCGCGTCAAGCGAATAACATCTTTTCGCCAGGACGGTTCTCAGATTTGAAAACGTTCCGCGAGCTTACGTCGTTAGTGCAATTGCGAATTACACTAATCACGGCTGTTCTCAAGTTTGAGAACAGTTCGCGGACGTGATTCTGTCCTCTCCCCCCCGGGATGAATTCCCGCCGGGATTACGATCCCCGCGTGCTTCTTCGGCGCCTCGGCTTACATGACGTAAGTCCCCCTCTGACGGCTCTGACGCCGATTCCCGATGAAGCGCGTATCGCGTGCTTGCGGTTCGCCTCAGCGCGTTTGGCTCCTTCGGCGTAAGTGAGGTTATACACCCGTGAGCAAGTCTCGATGAGATCGGCGCAGCGCATCAGCGCAGGCTTCGGGGTTGACCTCGACGCGCTCGAGCGCATGACGCCTGAACAGCAGGAGAAGGTGCGTGCGCAGCTCGAGATTCTCGAGCGCGCGTTCCGCGAGAATCCTCTGTTGGGGTATCGCCCTCACCCGAAGCAGGAGCGCTTTCACGAGCCTCCCTTCCCTGCGATCAGGAGCTTCTTCGGTGGTAATAGAAGTGGTAAGACGACGGCGGCGATTCTTGACACTCTGATACAGGTGCTCGAGCGCGAATTGGTTCCTGAGCATCTGCTCGCGTACAAGCGCTGGGAGCCCCCGGTGAAGGTGAGAGTCGTCACCCCGGATTTGACGAGCACTCTGGACGGGGTAATTCACGAGAAGATCCGCGAGTGGTGTCCTCGCTCGGCGTTTCGCGGGAAGTCATTCGATCGCGCCTGGGACAAGGTGCAGCGCATCCTGAGATTTCAGAACGGGTCGTGGATTCAGTTCAACTCCTCGGAGCAGGATCGGGAGAAGCTCGGGGGCGTGGCACTACACCGCGTCGTATATGACGAGGAGCCGCGTCAGGAAGTTCGCAACGAGTGCGCGATGCGCCTCGTCGATTACGACGGCGAGGAGATCTTCGCGCTCACTCCCTTCTCGGGGATGGCGTGGATGTACGATCAGATCTACGAGCCTTGGGAGATCCTCGAGAACGCCGGGATGCCGCGTGCGAAGATCGAGGAAGAGCTCGAGATGCGCGTGGTCGTCGTCGACATGGACGACAACCCGCACCTCTCGGAGATCGGGAAGCGCCGGCAGCTCGCGAAGTACTCGGGGCCCGAAAGAGAGGCGCGGAAGTCCGGGAAGTTCGTGTCGTTCTCGGGGCGTATCTATCCGAAGGATCCGGACACGATCCCGCAGATCGATCGCGTTCCCCCGGGCGCCGAGGTGTTCCGCGGGATCGACCCGGGCTGGCGTCACATGCTCGCGGTCGTGTACTGCTATCTGACCTATGAGGACGAGCTCGTGGTGTTCGACGAGATCGCGCTCAGGGAGGCGACGGTCAAGGAGGCGTGTGACGAGATGCGCCGCCGTGACTTGCGCTGGGGGTACCGGAAGGACAACGGCTCGGTCGTTGCGCTGTCGGTGAACTGGACGGTGATCGACCCGGCGTCGCGGAACAAGTCGGCGCAGACGGGCAGAAGCGATCAGGCCGAGTTCGCCGACCATGGCATCTACACGATCCCCGGGCAGAACGCCGTGTCGGCCGGGATCAACCGCGTGAAGGAGCGCCTCGACGCGCACAAGCTGACGGTCGCGGTGAACTGCCCTGAGCTGCTCGGGCAGTTCAAGCGCTACCGCTGGGTGAAGAACACCGGGCGCTCTGAGCACGAGGCGCGCGCCGAGCCGGTCAAGAAGGACGATCACCTCGTCGACGCGCTCCGGTACGTGTGCATGCAGCGCCCGCTCGCTCCGGAGAAGCCGAAGGAGCCCGAGTTCCTCACCGAGCAGCAGCGCCGCCTGCGTCATCACATGCAGCGCGTCGCGAAGCTCGGGAAGCGCAAGGTGCTCAACTCGGGCTTCGGCCCCGGCCAGTGGTCCTAGAAAGGAACAGATATGTCATTCACTCCGGGCCCGGCCGTTCCACCCGGGCCGCGTCAGCTCCCGCCGCCGCCGCGGCGTAGACGCCGGCCGATGCCGATGCCTCCCGGCGCTCCTGCCGGACGAGGGGCGCCCCCGCCCGCGCTCGCGCGGCTCGCGATGCTGCTCGCCGCTCAGAGAGGAGGCCGCTGATGTCGTTCACGGTTCAGCCGGTAGGGCGCGTGACGCCGATCGGCGTGCGCCCCGGTCTCGCGCGCCCGCAGGTGACGCCGCTCGGCGCGGGCGTCAACCCCGGAGGACCGGTCGCGCGCCCGATGCCGCAGGCGGGTCGGATGCCCGGGTTTCAGCGCGTCGGCGGCCCGCTCCCGATCCAGGGCCAAGGCCTGACGCCCGCGGGGCGCGCGATCATGCAGCTCGCCTCGAGGCTCGCGCAGCGATGAGCGAAGCGGAGACGATGATCGCGCCGACGTGGCGCGCGCGCCTCGCCGATCCGAAGCCGGCGTTCTGCACCGGGTGCCTGCGCGGCGCCGACGCGCAGACGGTGTTCGTCGAGTTCGCGAGCATCTCGTCCGGCCGCGGGCAACTGCGCGAGTTCGGGTCGATGGCGGTCGTCGCCGACCTCGATCGTTTCGCCCTGTGCCAGTCGTGCGTCGGCGAGATGGCCGAGTGCATCGCGTTCAGGCCGCACCTGCACGCGGCGCAGCGCGATCAACTACAGAAGCTAGTCGACGAGCGCAATCAGCTGCGCCGGGAGAACGCGATGCTCCGTTCGCTCGTCGCCGAAGGACTGACGGCGAACGCCGAGCCGGAAGAGAAGATGACCAGTGGCGCTCGCGGCAAATGAGAACATGTCGGGCGGATTCGTCCGCGATCCGTATGGGCGGCTCGTGACCGTCACCTCGGCCGGGGGCGCGCTCGGGGCCGGCGAGATGATGTCGGGCGGGTTCGTGCGCGACGCGGACGGCCGCCTCGAGATAGTCGCGTCGGCGGGCGGGAACCTGACGGCCTCGGAGCAGATCTCGGGCGGGTTCGTGCGTGATCCTGTCGGACGTCTGATGACTGTGACGACCGGGGCGGCGTCCTGGTCGGGGGGATTCATGCGCGATCAGGCCGGGCGCCTCGTGATGAAGATCGACGTCGCCGGCCCGCTCGCCGCGACTGAGGCATTCTCCGGAGGGTTCGTGCGCGACGCCGGCGGGAACCTCGTCACGATCGCTGCAGGATTCTGATGACCGTCGTCGCCGTCGCCGAAGCCGTCGCGATCGTCGCGATCGTGATCGCCTTCCTAAGCTACTCGCGCGCGCGCGAGAGAGATGCTCTGGCGGAGCGCCGCACGCTCGCCGATCGCATTCAGCGCCCGGAGGTGCTCCCGCTCCGCGAGCCCGCGAACTTCACCGAGCCGCTCCCGCGCGAGGACGATCAGATGAGCCTCGTCGGGAAGATCCGCATCTCGGACAAGTACGGGCTCGATGGCTGACTCCTCGAGCACGGGCGTCAGCGCCTCGAACAACAACAGCCCGGTCACGGGCAAGCTCGACGAGAAGTACCGTCAGGCGAAAGCAGCGCGTCGGCTGCTCGAGCCGCAATGGTTCATGTCGCTGGCCTTCTTCCAGAACCGGCAGTGGCTGGCCTTTGCCGGTGATCGCCTGATCGAGCCACGTGGTTTGGATGATCCCGGTCGCATCACCGAGACTGAGAATCGCATCACCGGGATCGTCCGCACCGAGCTCTCGAAGATGACGAAGCAGCGCCCGGTGTGGGTCGCGACCCCGCAGTCCGGGGACGAGGCGGACACGAACGCCGCCGCGCTGTCCGAGCAGATGATGCGCTACGAGTGGCGCAACCTGAACATGCGCAAGCACGATCTGAAGGCGCTCGAGTGGTCGCGGATCTGCGGCTCGGGGTTCCTCAAGGTGACGTGGGATCCGACGATCGGCGACCCCGTCGACGTGCTCGTCCGCCCCGACGGCGGGCTGATGACTGACGAGGCCGGAAAGACGATGCGCGGCGACTCGCAGGTCGCGGCCGCGTTCGCGCAGGCGACCGGCGCCGAGGTGCGCTCCAAGCGCATCGCCCCGGGTGACCTGAAGGTCGAGGCGCCGTCGCCGTTCGGGATGTTCATCGACCCGCTGTGCGACGTGTTCGAGGACGCCGAATGGCTCATCGAGGAATCGATCCGCTCGCAGGACTACGTCAAGCGCCATTGGGACGTGACGCTCAAGCCCGACGCGGCCGCGAACCCGGGCCTGGTCGAGATGCAGCTGATGGGCGGGATCGCGACCGGCGGGTCGACCTACAAGGGCATCCGCATCCGCCAGTACTGGGCCAAGCCATGCGAGGAGTTTCCCGCCGGCGTGCGGATCGTGTGGGCGCAGGGCAAGGTGCTCGACCGCGACGACAAGCCGTTCGACCCGATGCCGTACATCATGTACACGGGCATCCCCGTCCCCGGCCGGCTGTACGGGATGGGGATCGTCGAGCTGCTGCAGGGCCCGCAGACCGAGCTAAACAAGACGCTGTCGCAGATGGGCGAGAACCGCAACCGGCTCGGGAACCCGACGGGGATCGCGGCCAAACAGGCGATCGGCGACCCCGAGGTGTTCCTCGAAAAGGTGTCGCAGGCGGGCGGCTGGCACTTCTTCGACGAGTCCGGGTCGCAGCATCCGATCCCGCAGTACCTCGAGCCGCCGACGCTCCCGGACTACGTCAAGGAGCTCCCTGACTCGATCCGCCGGGCGATGGAGGACATCTCCGGTCAGCACGAGGTCACGAACGCGCAGGTTCCCCCGGGGGTGACCGCGGCTTCGGCGATCACGCTGCTGCAGGACGCCGACGACACGCGCCTC